CACCGAGAAGTGCAAACACAGAAGTTGATATGTGTTTAGAAATATGTACTCCTGAAGGTAATACCGTTGTAAGCGTAAATCCACCTCATCCAGAATGGACAGACGGCTATGGTACCCAAGTAACACAATTAAATATGATTACTTTAGGTGGTCAAAACGGATTAAATAATTAATTATGAATAGAATCACTTCAAGAGAAATAAATTCATTAGTAAGAAAGATTGTTAATGAATCACAAAGAGAAAACAAAAGATATATGTTTTTCTCAAATTTACAACAGATGAGAAGACAATGTGATCTTCTTTTAGATTTAGATGAATCTATGGTTGAGGGCATTTTAGAGAATGGTCATGATTGGGCTCAAGATCATATCGCCGAAGCAAAAAACAATATGGATCAGGTATTTGATTTTATTATGAATGAATCAAAAAAAGAGGGTATGGAAATGTCTATGTCTGTTGATGATAAAGATATGATGATGGAGGGTAGAAAAAAATCAGGAACAAAACTATGTGCAAGGGGAAAGGCGGCAGCAAAGGCTAAATATGACGTTTACCCAAGCGCATATGCCAATGGTTATGCGGTACAAGTTTGTAAAGGTAAACAACCTGGTTTAGACGGTAAAAAACGTTGTTCTGGAGTTTATTGTTAAAATATTATATTTGTTTGTTTTTATTTTTTATTTTACATATCTTTGTAAAAAAAAGTAAATAATGAAAAAAAGAATTATAAGATTTTTCCGTAGACTTAAATTAAAATTTTATTTGTGGGGTAGAAAAAAAAATAATGAAATTATACCAACCCATGAAGATACTCCAGTGTCTTACGAAAAAACATGTTTTCAAATATGTTTAAAAGTAATTAAACATCCCGACACTAAATTTATGATTGCTCCAATGTCTAATAAACGTTACATTGAAAATAAAAAAATGGATGTTTTTATTACTATGTACGACAAAAGAGTCGATTTAACAAATCATGTTTATCACTATAATGTTTATTTAACTAATAGGGATTGGGAAAGGATCACTTATATTTTTGATAATGAAACGGAAAAAAGACGTTTAAATTACGAAAACAATATCAATTCTCAAATTAAAAATTCATTACATAATGTTTTAGAAAGAATTTCTAATCTCGAAAATAATTCTATTGACTAAATTATCAATAGATTCTTTTTTAGGTTTGTAAGATGTCATTATAGGTTTTTGTCCTTTACCTGTTTGAGTATCTCTTTTTTCCGCTCTTCTTTTTTGTTGACATGCGGATCTTTTTTGTGAGTCTGACATTTTACCTGCAACACCAGCCGCTCTACATTTAGGATATGAGCCTTTATTTGTGTCAGGCCTACCACAAGGAGGGTGTTTACCATTTACCTTTCTACATATATCAACCCAAGGTCCTTTGGGTTGTGATGATCCTTTTGGTTTTTTCTTTTTACCAAACCAAACCGCCAAATCCTCACTTATTGTATGTGTATCATATGTTTCTACATTATAAGACCCATCAGGATTTTTTTCATGAACACCCACAATTTTTTTTATATTATTCTTCATTGTTTTTTGTTTCTTTTTGTGATTAAATTCTGTATCAACAAATTCAGTAAAAGGAGCCAGTTTACTGTCTTTCCATTTCATTAGGCCAAGTTCTAGTGGACCGTTATATAAACCTGCGGTAATTGTTGTATCCGCTTCTTTAATTGGTACAATTTTTTTATTTCTACCCGGTGTTGGGTTAATTAAATTACCATCATCATCACTAAACGTCGATAACGGGTTATTCCTCAAATAGTTGGTAGACTTTTTTGCTTTGGATTCTAATTTTTTAATTTGTTTTTTAGGGGTTCCCATATTATTATCGTAACTATCGTACTCTAAAAACGGACTATCATATTTTGAAACTTCAATAGTAAATGGGGTTAATTTATCTTTTTCAAACCTACGTATACCTTGTTGTAAGGGACCAATATAACTACCTCTACTTCCACTAGTTGAGGTTACTTCATTTATTATTTTATTTACTATGTTTTTAATATTCATTATTATATAAATATAACATACAAGTATTATGGAACAACAAAATGAATTATTTGGAAATCTTTTTGGTAGTATTAATATACTTTCAGAAGAACATTTAGAAGTGATCTTAACCACCATGGATAGAGAACATGCAATATACTATTTAGTTGAGTCAGTAAAGGCAGCACACAACAGAGGATCTTTCTCTATTGGTGAAAGTGAAGTAATATCAAAATCAATTAGAATTTTATCTAGACAAGATTCAGTAGAGTAATAGTTATTATCTAATAATTTTTTTCATAGTCCCGTCTTCATATACCTCAAATATAAATCCTTTTGTATCTGAATTAACTTCTTGCCCTATAAGGTTGATGTATTTAACAACTTTTTTAAATGATTTTGTATTATCTAAACCAATAGGTCCGTACATCTTATATTGACCATCATAGTCAACCTGTTTTAATCTATAGTAATGTATTACCAAATCATCAAAAGAATCTAAATAACTATAATTAATAACAACCGTACTATTACCTGAAGCCAATTTATTACCAACAACCTTCCATATCTCACCATCAATACTTCTCTCTATATCAAAGTAATCTGAGTTGTGTTCTGATGCGGTTGACCACTTAAGCGAGTTAAACGAAGGATATGGTGAACCCTCAAAGTATAATAACTCAACAGGAAGTCCTGTTGGTGGTGTTATTGTTAGTTTATAATCCTCAGCTTCACCGTAAAGTTGTGTACCACACGATAGTGGTGCAGGATCGCTAGCTTCAACTGATACTATTCTCATTCGAGTTTCTCCTAAAGTTGCTCCGCTTGGTACAGTTATATTTAAAGGGGATAGTGATGTAATCCCATTAGTAGTGTTTAATGCACTACCCAAAGAATACTCTTCTCCTACTTCAAATACGTAATTTTGGTTCCAATCTATCCAAACTTTTGTATTTACTGTCCAATTACCATCTGTGTTTACTTTAACATTTAATTGATAAATCCCACCCTGTTCTACGTTAGTTGATTGTGTGGTAAAATCACTATATGCAGGATTACCAATACTTGTATTTGATATTGTACCAAACGTTACGGAAGTAATACCTGTAGGGTCATTATTGGTTATGTTATATGTACAATATGATAATGTTATTTGAATAGGTGTTGATATCCCACTATTTCCTGAACAAGTAACGGTAGATCTAAACCAAGTAGGTGATGTAATTGGTGGTGACGTTTGTGTTGCCGACGAGGTACCAAAAGTTGTCCATGTTGAATTATCTGGACTACTCTCCCACACATAAGTTACTCCTGTACCAGTTGTAGTGTTTTGTAGTGAGAGATTTACGGTTCCGTTTGGTGGTGATGTTAATGAAGAAGAAAGTGTGTTTCCTGGGTTTGGTGTTCCTGAACAAACGGGAATAACGGGCGGTGTCCAAGTATAAGTTAATCCTGAAGTTGGTTTTACAGTATTTGAAAGTGTTACAGTTGAACTGTTTAATGTTCCTGCGGTGGTTGATGACCAATTTGTTGTGGTTGTTCTATTATTAAAATCCGTATTTAACGATCCTCTTAACCCAATTTGAAACGTTGTTGCAGTTGTACTTGTTGGTCCTTGTATATTATATACGATATTAATTGTGTTAGTAGTTTCATTTAATCTTATCTGAAAATTATATAATTCACCAAACGCACCTGAAGTTGTATATCTTTGCCATCCTGTCCATTGAACCACTAATGTCCTATTAGGTGATGTACCTATTGTTTGAAATCTAATACCAAATCCTGACCTTGAAAATCTTAAATGTCTATTACTCCCTGTTCCTGTAGCATTTGATGAAATTGTTATAGTCGTTGCGGTTTTAGAAATAACGGTTGGGATTACAGCGGTTGGGATGCCGTTTCCTTGTACCTTATCACCAACTGATATTAAGTTAATATCACCACCTGTAATCGTAATAATAGGTGACCCGCTAGTTACTGTCATAATTAACGAACCACGACCAATTAAATCGGTTCCCATTGCGGATATTACATTATTTGACGTACCTGTTGATAGTGGTAAATAACTGTTAGTTGGTAAACCCCCTAATGTTATAAAACCATTGGTGTTTACCGCAAATTGGGTATATGTTGTGCCATTATAAATAAAGTTAAAACCAATTGATTCTAAGGCGGATGAACTTACATCGTCAAAAAAACCGGTAGTTCCGTTAAAACTACTATTTGTCCAATTTGTAAAGTTATCGTAGTTACTACCCCCAACTATTGGTGTATAAGTTCCGGTTGATGTTCCAAACGTATAAGAACTTACTTGTGACCTAACAAAAAAACTTGTTAGTATAAGAAAAAAAATAAGTAGAGAATTTTTCATAGGTGATCATTTTTTAATAAATACTTATGAAATAATTTATTATCAACGTTTAAATTAAAAGTTTGAGCATAATGGTGATATGAATTATCATATAACAAAAAAAGGAGATAATTTCTTATCTCCTTTCTCTTATTCAGTTTAATTGATTATCTCAATTCTCTTAAGTCGAATGTTCTAACTCCATCAACTGTGATTCTTGCGTAGAATCTGTTATTAACCATTTTCTTAGCGTATCTTGTCATAATACCTTTGATTGGTGTGAAGTTGAATGGGTTGTACATTGTAGGTGTTAATTGTAGAGGTACGTACGGTGCGTAGATGTAACCTGTGTCTAACAATGATGTTCCTTTGTGTCCGATCAAAATTTGATTTGGTGGGAAGTAAGGATCACGGTAAACTTGGTAACGTCCTGACAAAGTACCAACTCTTTCAATACCCATGTTATACTGATCTTGTTCAGGAGATGCGTTAGATACGTGGAAGTACTCTAAGTCATCAAAGATAGCAGATACTTCAGAAGAAACAACGATCCAGTTAGCTCCACCTCTTAAAGTTGATTTGTGAATTTGAGCAGACAATTGGTTAATTGCTGTAATCAAAGTCTGATTCCAATCTTTTTGAGTGTAAGAAGTTGTTAACTGTAGTCTTCTCCATCCGTTATAATCCCATCTTAGGTTCCAAGCCGCTCCTTTTCTAAGGTCTCTCAAGATTTCTCTATCGATTTCAGCCGCCACTTGTTCAGACAATAAAGCCGTTAATTCAGCTTCAGCGTCGATATTGTGGAATGCCGCAACGTCTTGTGCTAATTCAGGTGACCATTGTGCTCTTAGTTTTCTTTCTGTAACAGATACAGTAACTGACTCAAGGTCAAAAGAAACTTCACCAATTTGATCTTCGAATTCTAAGTTTTTATATCTTCTATATACCGCTTGGAATGGTGCAGTTGCCAAAGATTGACTACTATTATCACCAATGTCTTCTATTGTAGTACCTGTATAACCATCTAAAGTAGTTGCTCCACAATCAGCACATGCTGGACAAGAAAGATCTACTTCTAAGAAGATACAACCATCTTGTGAACAAATATCATTGTAAGAACCTCCATTACCTGTTGAAGACCAAATAGTTGGTGTTGTAGTTGAGGTAGGTTGTACAATTCCTTTTCCATAAATTTGAGTAACAACTCTAAACAATAATGGAGCGGATAAAGTAGATAGAGGAGTAATAGGATCCAAATTAGGACATTGATTTCCTGCTGATAATTGATCTAAGTTAGCAACTATTTTAAGATCTGAAAGGAAAGTTTCAGTATCAATTTCATTACCATCAGGACCAATTAATTTTCCAACACCTGCATTATTAAATCCACAAAGTTTGATAATCATTTTTCTTGTATTTTGTCCATTAAACTCATCATCTGCCGGTACTAAATCAGAACCAGACCATACCATAGCAATGGCAGGTTGAGTAACTGCAGTCCATTGTCCTTTTGAATAATCGAATAACCCTGGAGGATCTAAAGACGCCTCAGAACCTTCGTAAAATAAATCATAAAGATTTTTTGTGTAAGGTGCGTTACCATTACCATTAGGGAATGTAACAGTACCTGGATAACCTTGACCAACATTATTTGTATCATCAGCAAGTGCTTGAGGAGAACCAATTGGTGAGTAATGTACTCCACCGTCTGGTGCTGAAGGTGTTGCGTCAGGATTATATCCTTGGATACGAGGTACGAAGTAGAACAATTTACCAATAGGTAAGTTCATTGCTTGTACAGAAACGATATCGTTCGCTAACAATTTAGAGAAAACTCTTCTTACGATAGGGAAAACAACTGTTTCGAATGCTCCGTTAGAAGTTTCAGAAGTTGCTTCGTTAATTAAGAAAGAAGCTTGGTTTTCATATAACTGTGCTACGTTTTCTTTTAGGTGGCCTCTAAGACCTTCAAGGAACCCTAATCTGTCCCATTTGTTAATTGTATCTTCTTTGATAACTTTAAGGTGCTTAAGACCAATGTTACCAACAAGACCTGATTCTAATAATGCTCCCATTTTTATTTGTTTTTTTTTAGCTTTATTTTTTATTTATGTATATTATAAATATACGTTTATTTTAAAAAGTTTATTTTAATTTACCCATTAAGTCTTTCATTCTTAAAAATTGAGGGTTTTCGTATGTTTTAGATTCAATTAAATTAACCGCTGACCCTGTAGAGGGTGCTTTCATAACAGTTCTGTTAATAGATTCATTTATACTTTTATCAGACAATGTATTATTTGATAGTTCATTTTTAAGTATTTGATAAAGACTTTTGGATTCTTTTAAAGATTCAACGTTATCGAATCTTCTCAAAATATTAATTTTTTCTTGTTTTGTTGTTGAGTGTTCGGTAAACAATCTTGTTGCGTATGCCAAATTAGAATTAAAAACAGCTACTTCATTTAATTTTGTTCTAAACAAATCTAAAGCTTTTCTATATTCATCGTTCTTTTCTCTTAGAATCTCAACTTCTTCTTTTAAATGTCTTGGTGCTGCAACTGGTTTATTTAAACCTTTTCTACCAAATCTTCTCCCAGCCCCTAAAGTTCTTGAAGCTTCTTTAGTTTCAGATTTTTTACCTCCTTTTATTTTGTTTATAATTTTCATAACAATTTCTGAATTAGGATCTTCATTATCGAAATCAAATTTAGCTTTACCTGATTTTCCATAACGTTTAGAACCTTCTTTCATTTTTGTATTAAATCCACCTTCTTGGTTTGGTTTTTTACTATATTTGAATTTAGACGCACTACCTGTTTTTTGTTTAGATTCATTAACTTTGAATTTATCTGTTTCGTCACTCATACTTGACCAAGAGTCTTCACCAAGTTCATCTTCATAACTCATATCTTCATAAGTCATCATGTCTTCACCAAGTTCATCTTCATAACTCATATCTTCATAAGTCATCATGTCTTCACCAAGTTCATCATCGTACAATCCGTCCATGCCTTCATAAGTCATCATGTCTTCACCAAGTTCATCATCGTACAATCCGTCCATGCCTTCATAAGTCATCATGTCTTCACCAAGTTCATCTTCATAACTCATATCTTCATAAGTCATCATGTCTTCACCAAGTTCATCTTCATAACTCATATCTTCATAAGTCATCATGTCTTCACCTAAACCAATGTCACCACCCATAGAGTCATCTCCGACCTCAAGTTCATATAAAGTTTCTTCACTATCAAACTCATTTAAATAATCTTCTTCAGATTCATTAAGTTTTATAATGTATTCTGTGTCATTTTCCATATCCTTTAAGTCATAGTAATCTCCAATTTTCTCAATTGAAACTTTATCGTTTTTACCCATTTTTGAAAAGACGATAGCAACATCTTCGTCACTTGCTCCTCTCATGTCAATGGTTTCTTCGTCGTCAGCCCCTACCATACCAACATCCGCCATTTCGTCGTCTTCTACGTCATCCATTTCGTCGTCTTCTACGTCATCCATTTCGTCGTCTTCTACGTCATCCATTTCGTCGTCTTCTACGTCAAAAGTTTCTTCATCATCAACCTCAACGTCTTCTTCTCCCTCAGGCGATGCAATAACCGCCTCTTCTTCATCATCAACCTCAACCTCATCTTGTTCTTTCAGAGATTCTTTTACTAAAGAATTGATTTCTTGCCTCATTGTCGATGCAAGTATTCCTTTTGCATTTTCTTTAAGAGCGTCCTCCAAATTTTTCATTTGAATAACTGCCTCTTCTACTACTGTTTTTCTACTCATTTATAGTTTGTTTTATCAAATAAATATAATGACTTTAGAAAAAAATCATTTTTTTTAATAATGAGAATAAAAAAAGGGGAAAAGTTTAAAACTAATCCCCTTTTGAAAATTTTAAAAACCTAAAAGTTATTCTATCACCTCATCTATTTTACTTTCGGTAATTGAAGTAATCCTCCAATCCATGGTGTAATTTTCATAAACTTTAGTTACTTTAGCTTCTACATCAGTTGGTGTATAACCCAATACTAACTTTTCTTCTTTTACTTTTTTAACTTTACCTGATTCTGAATCTAATAAATCAGATGTAATTTTTGCGACAAAATATTTTTCTCCTTGTTCCATAATTTTATTTATTTCAAATAATCGGACAATCTTTTCATTAAGTCAAGAGATTTATTTCCAGTTTCTCCAATATTTCTTTCTACTGCCATTTTTTTATCTTCTTCTAAATTTTCATCAAATTTTATTCTATCATTTTTATCTAAAAATAGATAAGCCCCTGGAGTTGATGGTGATGATACTAAATCAAAACAAATAAGTTCAAAATCATCCTGTACTTCGTTTTGTTCCCCAACCTTTTTTAATGAACCAACTCCCCTAGAAGATATACCTAAAGTAACACCTTGTCTTAAGTAGTTAGCTGCCATATCCCCTTTTGTTGATACAATCCCTCTTTCGTGAAATCCAGGACTTGTAAGTAATTTTAATTTTCCTAAAAGTACAGGACCGTCCCACCATACCTCAGTTATTATATGAGACACTCTATCAAGATCTATAAGTGAAGATTCAGGGTGATTAAGTTCTGACAGAGAAGTTCCTTTCTCAATCAATTTTTTATAATTTTCGGCCTCTCTTTTTAATACTTTTTCTGGATATATTCTACCATTTCTATTTGGTGTATTATATTTTTGTAAAACAGCGTAAAATTCAAATGGTTTTGAGTGGTCTAAAAATGTTTTAGATTCCATTATGTAGTGATTACTTTCTGTTTTTGGGTTGATATACCCAGCGTCGTATTCAATAAGGATTCCTTTACCGGTTTCGTTTGGTCCTAAAATTTTCATGTTTAAATTTTATTATAAATATTAAACTTTTTCGGTTTTTACCTTTATTTGTTTAGAATTTCCATTTTTAGTTAAATAACATTTAAAATATTCATTTTTATTTAGAACATCATCATATATGTTTTTAATTAAAGATTTTAGTGATTTTTTTAATTTTGGCGACTTAAAGTCAATTTCTTCTACCAAATAAAAATTTATTTCTAAATTCATAAATGATTTCTTTTTTAGTTGTAATCCGCTTGTCCTTAAATCAAGATCAACAATAAATTTTTCATCTAACAAATTCCTATCTACATTATGGTAAATAGTGTGTTTTATTGATCTATTCATGTTTAAAACAACCCTCGTCCAATTTTCCGAGTCTTTTTTTGGTTCTACCCAAGTTTGTAAGTTTAAATAAAGTGATTTAAATTCTTTTGAGTCTACAGTCCCATATGTAATTTTTGATGTTCTGAATCCATTGATTTTTGTCGTTTTTCCTTTTTTCATATTTTTTTTTCATGTCGAAATAGTTTATTTTAAATAAATTTACTTAATTTTGGAGTATATATCAATATAAATAAATTTATAATCAACATATGTTAATAGTCAAAGTAAAGAAAGGTGATATTGAGAGATCTTTAAAAGAGTTAAAAAGTAAGGTAATTAAAACAAGACAAAATAGTTTATTAAATGATCTAAAAGAATATAAAAAAAAATCTGTCATTAAAAGACAGATTTTAAATAAAGCAAAATATCGACAAAAAAACTTTAATAATCTTTAAAGACTTTCATTTAAATTTTTTAGTTTAACATATGAAATTTTATTAAAAGTTTCATTTTTAACTTTTTCTATTGTCTCTAATATTGTTTTCTTTACTTCGTTATCGGACTCAGAAATTAAGATACTATCAAGTCTTTTTAATGTATTTTCTTTAATAAAGTCAAATTTAACGATAAGTTTATTTTCATCCTCTTTTATAATTGTCATTAATTCTTTTTTTTCAGATTCGCTAATATTTGATAAAAATTCATTTACCGTTTTATTTGCAACATCCACCATATCTTGTAAAGGAACATTAATTATTTTTCCTTTTTCCGATATAACCTCCACAGACTTTAAAGACTCAACAATTTTTTTTCTACTTTGTAATTTATTTTCTAACATAACAACACTATTAGAAAATAAATTATCAATCTCCTCATAGTTATTTTTAGTTTTTATGTTATTAATCCACATTTTAATTTCTTCTAAATTTTTTTTAGAAATTTTATTAAAAGTGTTTTCATAAATAATAATTGACTCATTAATAAAATCATTTGCAACGGATTCTGATAACCCTTTCTTTGAAGAAAGTTCGTCATACAAAAAATAAAGTTTACTTATATTTTTATTTTTTTTTACTAATTCGTTAAATATAAAAATATTATCTTTAAATGTATTTTTATTGTATGATTCAATTAAACACTTTTCTATTTTAGATTTTAAAATTCCAAACTTCATAATTTTTTTTATTATAAATATTAGCTATTTAGTAATTTATCTAACTCGTTTTCTATATCCCCT